GAGAAAAACGCGTCGAGAAAGTAGTTTATAACGAGGTCGATACGTCGCCGTACATAGGCCTCAATCTACATGCGGACGAAAATATTACTGTAAAACTCGCACGATCAGGTATGCTAAAAGATACGCTAGAGATAATGAAGGCGTTAAATAAAGAAGGCTACAAAGGTAAATTTTACGTCGATTGGCGCTTGCCTCTAACGGACAAGTATGGTGGTACTGCGCCAGGAAAAGTTATGTCTATCGACATAAGCGCGGAGGACTTCGAAAAAATAAATTTCGAGAAAGTTGATTATCTGAATTTGCCCGATATCGCCGACGGATATTTTGAGCATCCCGGATTCAGCAATTAAAAAAGGCCCTCGGCGGATAATTCCGCTAAGGGCTTATTTTTATCGTTAAAAACGTATGCGCAAGTTTTCCATCGGACTAAAACGCTCGTGCGCCCGCTTGGTATCCTCGCTAAACATATTGACGTAGCGACGGACCATATCAAGCGTTTTATGGCCGAGTATCTTTTGTAGCGTAAACAAGTCCGCCCCATTCTGTACCGACATTTTTGCAAAAGTGTGTCGAAAGGTATGCGGCGAACATCTGACGTTAGTAATGCCCGCCTGCCGACCGTATTTTTCGATGCGCCGCCTTACGCTGTCGCGATTCATCTGCTCGTCATCGACCGTGATAAATAACCAGTCGACGTAAGAATCGCCACGCGCTGTTATATATCGCTTTAAAATACGTATCGACTGCGTCTGTATCGGAACCAAGCGCTGCTCGCCGTTTTTGCCCGCGATTAATATTTGACGGTCAGCTAGGCGTACATCATCGACCTTAATATCGCAAAGCTCACGTACCCGGACGCCCGTATCTAGCAGTACCGACATTATCGCTAAATCACGCAAGCCTACGAATAGTTTAGGGTCGGGCTGGCGGAATAGCTCGCGCAATTGTTCGCGGCTAAACGTTTCGATAGTCGGCGGCTTAGGTTCGCCTATTGTTACGCTATCCATCGGACTTTTGTCGATGATGCCGCGCCCTTTCGTCCAATTAAAAAACGCTCGCAAGGCGCGCAATGCCGAGGCGATAGAAGCGTGTTTTAAGCGTCTTTCTTCCGCTAGATACCTAACGTATTCATCCTCGATAATATCGCGCGTAATCGCCCTTAAATTCGTTTTTAGACGCATATCCTCTAGCGTATACATAAAGCGCGTGAGTTGCGTCTTATAATACGTAATTGTATACTCGCTTTTATCGTCGACTTTAAGGCCTCGCAAGAAAGACAGCATACAGTCGTAAAAATCATCGTCTATCGACTGGACTTCCGGAGCCTCGACATTGACCGTTGTTCGACGTCGCCTGCCGTTTATATTCATAAAAAAAATCACGCCTCCTTTCCGCGAATTTTATCGCTTTTGTAGGCGTGATACGTGCTTTAGATTAAATCATGCGTACCGCAATCTTATAAACTGACGCTTAGGTCGGCGTCTGATTGACTGAAAACCCGCGCCGCTATTGCGCTTAAAGCTGGCGGAGAGCAAGGGATTTGAACCCTTGAGACCGGGAACCGGCCTACATGATTTCCAATCAACGATAACTAGCTTACGATATTTAAACCGCTTTGTCAAGCGGAATGGTTAGCGAAATCGGTACGCTAAACTGACCGCAAGGTCGCACGATTGATTGATACGCCTAAAAAGCGAATCGCTAGATTATATATTAGTAGGCATTCGCGGAAATGTCAAACGAAATAGTAGCGCCAAAAATAAGTATAAAAAAAGAGCAGACGCAATGTCCGCTCTTTCTCGTTTCCACTACTTAAAACTTACCACTATTCAATCGCCTCTGCAACGCCTTTACCGCGAGGCTTGGTCGCGATAACTTGCCGTCCTGCACCGTACCTAGATAGCGCTGCAATCTCCGAACCGTATCCGGCCCTAAATAGCCGTCAACCTTAGCGCCAACCTTTCGCTGTAGTGCCCTCACCATCGGACTGCCCCCGCTACCATATCGCACCGTGCCGCCATAAAGCGCCGTCGTAACGATATTACGAAGTTGCCCCGAGATAATGCCGTCGACAGGCGTACCTAATGCCCGCTGCAATGCGCGCGTAGTATCCTTTCCCCACTTGCCGTCGACAGTCAGCTTAGGATTGCTCGACGTTTTAGGCTTAGCCTTATTCGTCGATTTAGCGGGATTAGTCGGCTTTTTAGGCGTAGGCTTAGCGTTTGTATTACCGCTTAGCTTGCGCTTGAAATCCGCCCAATTTACGCCTTTAGAGCCATTGCGTAGATAGCGCGGGCAATCCTTGCCGCTTGCTTTGTTGTGTTGGATAACGTTATCAGCGCTTATCTTGTATTTATTCATCAAGTGCTTTGTGAGTCTAACAGCGTTATCGACTGCTTTCTTAAAATCTCCGTCCGAATTAACACATATCTCAATACCGATTGAATTTTGATTGTAGTATCTGCTACCTGCATGCCAACATTGTTTGTTGTCGTCAAATGATTGTACGATCTCTTTGTCGTCCACTTGATAATGCCACGATGCCGATCGACTGTTTCCCGACGCCTGCAAACGTGCGTGTGCGTTAGCATTAGCGCCTTTACGTGTGTTTGCCGTCTCATGGATAACGATAAATTTTTTAGTGTTAGTACCGTTGTAAGTTACCCGTTTAGCGATATACTTAGCTACTAGGTGTTTGCGTATCATCCGTATCTTCCCCCGCCTTATTATTTAGTTTGTCGACCGCTCGTTTTAATACGGTCGGAATGGGTAAATCCGTCTTGCTTGCTGTCTCTAAAATGCTAATTAACTCGTTAGCAATGTAGAAAAAGGCGACAGCGTCTCTAAAGAACGTCCCGTCACCTAAAATTAAATCGATTTTATGCGCTACGGCTACCAAGACGATAATCGTTACCTTTTTCGCGATACCTACAAATCCTTTTTTGCTGTTAAGCTCACCGTAAGTAAATGCGACCATGATTGCTAATGCGTAATCCATAATAATAAATGTAAATAGTACCTGTAACAAAGGCGACCAACCTCCTAGTAAAAATGTGACGGTCGCCCCTACGACAGCGACGATTGATTTAATTAGTGTTTCCAATTTTTATCACCCCATAAAAAATAAGCCTATTCGGCTTTTAGTTGTTGTAACCTCTCTTCTAACTCTTGTATTTCTCGTTGTCTTTTTATTTCTTCCGTCGGTTCATTGATTGTTTCGCCTTCTTTTAATGTTAAAATCGGACTGCCCCCGTCAATGGAAATAACAAACTTATCCAACTGATCCACAATGTAGTCATCTAAATAAAATTGTATACCTGATTCGTCAATGACTACCGCTCTGTTGCCCGTTATGATGCTTGCTATCTCTTTATCCTTAATGACTAAAAACACCTTTGTTCTGCCTGTTTTGTAAGTGTCATAAACATTAATCATATTATCACTCCAATCACGGAAAATCAGTTAGGTATGCACGGCTAATTCTAAATGAGATTCTGTTATCATTTTGTTTCCATTGTTTCAAAAAGCCTAATCTTAAATCTAAGTTAAACTCATTATGAGTAGGTTTACCCAGATCAGCAATCAGACGGTAATAATTACCATATTCATTTTCTGCAAAATCCCTAGAAAACAACTCATCGTTACCGTCATATATTCTGGCTCTAAATCTACTTAAACCTGTCATACGTACAGAGGGCAGTAATCTAATAACGAAATACCTAGCCGAGTGAATAAAGTAATACCTCTGAAAATTGACAGTATAGCCTTTATCAGCATCTCTTATATCGACTAAATCGCTCAACCCTGTGCCATCTATGGTGTTAGCAAAACCTCCCCAATAAGAACCGTGCCCTCCACTAAATTCAAAACATCTCGCTTTTATGTCACCAAAACCAATCTCGTCCATTCTATGTGGGTCAGCACCAGTAATTGCATAATCTTGATGCACATAACCATCTTCCATCCACGTAGCCCCATCCGGTCTTTTAATCGTCAAACCGTCATCACCGATTGTTACTCGTTTGTTTTTGCCAAAGTAGCCCTCGGTTGCCTCGACTCGTCCTGTTACGTATGCATTAGCAAAACGTGCATTACCGTCTAAATCGATTTGTGACGTCGTACGTCCTTGTTGGTCGTATTGCACTAAACCGTTTACCCCATCCCATTCGATTCTAGCGCCCGTTTGTGACGTCCTTAGAGGTACAGCGCCAACATCAATAATACCTCGCTTAATATTGTCGGCATTTTCCGTATATACCTTAGCATCAGCTAAAGCTTGCGCTGTCTTATCGTCCACTTCCCGCCTACTATACGCTCCCACTTCCGCCGGCTCGGTAGGCGTCATCTTTACCCACTCGCCTGCGTTTGCGACATAAGCAACGTGCGGTGTTTGTGACGTGTCAATCCATATAGGATTTTCACCGTCTTTAATTTCTGGAGCTGTATCAGACTCGACTTTTTTCGGCTCGGCGTAATTAAGCAAACGCTCGACACTCGCCTTTTTAACAAGCTCACGTTTGACGTATTTATAAAGGTCGTGCACCGTTTCAGCGTCGTGCTCGATAAAGTCGCCCAAAACATACTCTTTTTGCACGGGTACAACAGCGTTACGTCTTACTTCAATTACTCGGGCTTCAACGTATAAATGCGGTGTAAAGTACGTATCTTTAATCAGTATCGTATCGCCTTTGCGTATCTTTTTAGCTTCGTCACCCAGCAAGTGTTCGAGGTCTAAAAACGATACTTCATACTGTATGACGCTATTCTTCCGCTTGTTTAGCTCTGTTTGCGTATATTGACGTAGCTCTTTTAACGTCATTTCTTCACGTTCTGATTGCGGTTCATATACGCCCACCAAATGCTTAGGATCGTGTTTAGGACGCCCCCATCGCTTAAGTGCATCTATGTCCTCGACAAATACATCAAGACGTGTGCCATCTTCACGTTCTGGACCTAAACCGATTAAAGCGGTAAAAATATCGCCTACTTCTTTTCGGTTTATCTCTTGCAAGTCCTTACCAAACGTGACTTCCCGCCCTCTATATCGTCCTAGCGATTGTACGGCTTCAACAACTCGGTTCGTGACGACATATCCGTTGTGTATAACCTTAAAATCGAGTTCTAACTCAAATTCACGGGCAATGCGTAATAGATATTCATAAGGATTAGTCCAATTCTCGAAACTAATCGTTATCTCACGATCGGACTCGACTAAACCTACTTCAAATTCCGTATCGGACAAGGCAAAGAACATGTGTTCCCTTGCTGTACCCGTACGACTAAACGGCTCAATCGCTTTGGTCTTGCGCAAGTCTAAGTAAGACGCATAAGCCATTAGCTCGATTGTTTTCGCATGACTCCGCCTATCTTCCACCTCATCTATGACAAACTCGTTATATTCGCCCTCGTTTTCCGCTGGCACGATTAGGCGGTTACCCTTAACGATATGCTCATCATAGTCCTGCATACCGATTAGTTCGGCATAAAACGTATCTACATGGTCTTTGATGTTAACGAGATGCTCGTTGTCTAGTACATTTTTTGCGGTAACAATCGCTCGTATATCGTCTGTTTGTCCGTCTGTAACGTGTATGATATTGCCGTAACGAGAGTACGCTCCTCTTGCTTTGTCTATCGTTATTTGATTGGTTAAATCGCCTATAAAAGCACTACCTACTTGAGTAAGTACCATTTAACGCCACCTGCCCGTTGCTTGGTATCTAACGGTAAAATTAAGGTTACCAGAATCATAAGAAAAAGACCTAAACGGAAAGCCTGTTGCGCTACCATTACCGGACATGTCTACCCAATGTCTTGACGAACTACTCGAAAGAGTAACGCATACGTTATCGTCTGCAAACTCAACGGGATAATCGACGCTTAATCCTCCCGATCGATATATAGCACCTGCGCTGTTATAACTGACGTTGTTAAACTCTTGCATACCGCTTAGCTCCATAGTGCCGTCTGCAAAACGTTTAACCATGTAGTCGTCGCCTATTTCAATGTCAACATATACCGCTTGTTGCCAAGGCGTCCAACCGTCGTAATCGTTGTTATCGTGATAATAACGCATGTACCTTGTTTCTTGCGTTTCGTTATATCCGTTACCCACAAATTCTTGCGACATACGTCTATCATGCGTTTTATACGTCATAACATAACCGTAGTTTTGCGGGTAACCGTCGCTAACGCCACCGCCATCAATATCCATAAACGATAGTCCTAGCGGGTAGTTATCGCCCGGTGTATCAGCGCTTAATCTCGGTATAGTAATCGGTCTTTGCGCATCTATCGCTTGTTTCGTGCGTAAAGGCGTCATATAAGTAGCGTTTGATACGCCTGCTTTGGCTTGGGATTCGAGTGCAATTCCGTAGTTTTGTACGTTGCCTAGGCCGACGTGTTCGGCGTCTATGTCGTCGATAAGTGCGTAAACGTCTTCCGGTGCGGGTGACCAGTCGGTTGCGACGGTGCCTTTTTCAAGTTTCAGTTTTTTAATATATAAATAACCTGTATTATTAGGATTGTTCAAGATTCTGTTGTTAATCATTATTTCAACAACATCTTCAGAACCCTCCTGTGCTACAAAAGTATAGCTGTATCTAGCGTAATTCTCACTTGGTACTAAATCAAAAATTCGTTGATAAGTACTCCCTCTTCTAACATTTGTGGAAATATAGAAGTTATCAGTTCCGTTTGTTGACTTTGCTTCAAACGAAAGAGTGTACTCTTCTCCACTCAGTAAGCCATCCACTATCTCTAAATAAGTTAAAGAGTTTACCGAAGAGTCTTTTACATGCTCTTCCTCACTATTTCTTAATAAATTCCTTCCACCAATCTCAAGCCCGTCATAGTCCGCCACATATTTAACAAACTTATAGTCGCTAGGCTCATCACTAGGCTTTTCCACATCTTTATTAAATGCCATACCGATAAATTTTTTACCGTCTGGATTGTCGCTCATGCCGTTACCCTCAGCATCATCAGCGTACTTTACCCACATAAAACGGGTATCGCCTTTAGGACCCTTTGCCAACACGTTCATTTCCTCAACTAAATCAGCTAGCGTTGTTAGACCATCTTTAAGCTCTTGCTCACGTTCGACAAGTGTTTCTAAAAATGACGTATATTCAGCGTGATTTTTTAGCTCGATCGGAAAACGGTTATCTTTATCAATTATTTTATAGCCATCATCACCTTTAAATTGCGGATAAAAAATAACTAGCTCTTTACCGCCGATCTCGACTATTTTATAGTGCGGAGTCATCTAATCACTCCTTTTTATAAGACTCATCGATGAGTTGTTGTAGCTTAGCATTAGCTCTCGATAACTCGCTTTTTTGCGATTGTTTAAAATACTTAATATCATCTAGTTTAATAACAATAACGTCCTCGTCCTTACTCTCAACAGGCAACGGATTTTCTTTAGTTGTCTCTACCATTTCGCCATTTTTGCGGTGTTGAGTCGCTACAAACGGTTTTAGCTCCCCGTCTACATCAAATAAGTAGATAATCATCTATATCGCTCCCTAAACGTTACCGTTCCGTCAAAAACTTCCGCTGGCTCAATAGATATAGTGCTATATCCGCTCTCTAAGTGAAAGAAGTCGCTACCGATATGCTTTAAAGGCATAGCGTTACGTCCGTTAATAAACACACTTCCAGCATCGCAATCAATCATTATTTCATCGCCTGCACGTACAATATAAGGCGTGGTATCTTCGACTACTTGCGATAGCTCAAAGACTTCTACGCTGTTTATTCGTAGCCTGCTAGGTGTACGTCTATCTGCATATGACGCTATATACAACGTGATAAACTTGAGTCTACCGGCGTATTCTTTTGCTAGGTCGAGATACGTTTCTTCCCACCATCTTATATGCTTATGCCCTTGCCACTCTCCAATATAAAACGTAAACAAATCGCCCTCTCTCTTTGCGTTAAGGTAAAATAACGTTGTCTCTCGTGCGTTGTCATAGGTCCGAGTGTCTCCGATTAAATTACCATTTTTGCGACCACTACCACGATAAGGACCGTATCGAGCAAGCGGTACTCGGCGTTTGTACTTGCGATGGTTGTCCTTGATTCCGATATGTCCAATCATATTCATGTTTTCGTCTAAAAAATTAATGCCCATTCGCCACGACTCTTCTTCCCGACGACTGATAATGTCAAACGTTGTTTCGATTTCAAAGTCTTGTAGCGCTTTTGGCAATTCTTTATAAATCGCTGGACCATGCAATTTATCGCCTGTACCGTAACCGCCCGCTCGTATGCCTGCATCATCAGTCGTCATTTCCCCGTCAATTTTATGCAATCGTTGAGGGTCAATAAACTCGTTTGTAGCTTTGCGCCATGTATCGAGAGTGCTTCCGTTTTCATATAGTACAGACTTACGTGTTTCGATTGTTTCTTGTTCGTCATCCGCCGGTATTCCCAACAGCATATATTCGTCGTATTGGTTTTCGATAAGTGCGTACGTCGAGTTTTCTTTTGCTGTTAGCGTTATAATCGGTTTAGCGGGCGCCGTACCCTTGTTATTTATCGTGTTTAGTCCGCCTGTTAGTTCGAGTTCGGTTTCGTTTTTTGCGTATTTGTAAGGGTCGGAACAAAATATATTAAACGATATTTGAGCTATCTTCGATCTCTCGTACTCACTGCTCATGCCCGCGTATCTTCCGTAGTATACAAGTCCAGGCTCGTCCCCAAATTCGATGGTGACGTCTTTGTCCGTAACTAGAATGTGATTAAGTGCGTCTATATCCTTTCGCAAATCGGCAAATGACGTTGATTTTAACGTCATGTCTACCGTGATAAACCGTCCCGTAGTCCTAATACTTTCGAGGTAGTCTCCTTCAAAAAAAGGTGCGCCGATAGTGGTAAGCTCGACGCCCTTTAAACTTCTCCCGTATACGTTATTAATTACGAGATAACGGTCGAGAGATCCGTCGCTAAACTCTTCTACGAGATCCCGACCATCATAGATTAATTTTTCAACGCTTTTTAACATAAATCCTTTTCCGTCCATTCGCTCACCGCCTATCGTAACCTCCATTTGTTATATGACCGCGACGTCTGCTCCTGTCTTTCTGTAACATATGGCTCAACGATTCTGCCGACTTGTCTACTGTCCATAACCACCTCGAGATTAGTTAATTTACGCTCTAAAGAGTTGATAGACCGTGCCAACAAATCCTCGCGCGCATTGACATCAACTGTTCCGCTAACTGCGCCCGCTAAGCTCCTTGCCGTAATGCCGTCCGGCGTGACGTATGACATATCGATGTTCTTTACGTCGGGTATCGCTGATTCCGCCAGCTTGTCCGATGCTTTGTCGACTAGATAGGCATAATCTTCGATACCCTCCGCCAATCCTACCGACGTCCACTTACCGATTTCCATGAGTACGCGTGACGGAGATTTTACGCCTAAAGCGCCCTTTATACTATCGCCGATTCCCTTAGCAGTATCTTTAGCTTTGTTCCACACCGCGCTGGCCATCGAGCCTATGCCGTTAATAAGCCCTTGTATAATGTCTTTACCTACCTGTAATAAGTCAATGCCCTTTAAATAATCGATAGCCTTCTCCATCAATTCCTTGATTTTGTCGCGAATTTCCGACATCTTCTCGCGGACGGCGCTAACCATTTCGATAAATTTTCTTTTTAAATTACTTAAAATTTCCGATAGTTTACCGGAAAAGAATGATTTAATCCGATCCCAGACCGAACTAATTGTTTCGAGAATATTGCCCATCTGGTCTTTAATAGCGTTCCACATACGACCAAAATCTAGCGTTACTAGGCCTTTAATAAACTCTAACGCATTGTTAAAGGAGCGCTTAATAAAGCCCCAAATATCCTCAATTATCCCGAACGCCATATCCATATATTCGGAAACGACCTCAATAATATCGGAAAACTTGCCACCTGTTTTATTATCTAGCCATTGTAGCGCATTGTCGAAAACTTGTTTGATGGCATCCCAAACCATCGAAAATATGTCGATAAGACTGTTCCAGATAGTTTCAGCTGCGCCCGTTATATTTTCCCATATCTGCGATAAGTGACTTCCCATTTCGTCAAAGTTTCCGGTAACTATGTCGATTAATAACAAGATTGGCCCAAGAACGACGTTTTTAATAAGCTCCCAAGCCGCCTCCGCCGCGACTTTTATGTTCTCCCATACTTCTGACATTATCTCGATTAAAGGCTCGAATATCTCGGCAAACGCCTCTACCGCGCTATTCCATACGTCTTTTATCCATTCCCATACCGCAATAGCCGCCTCCACAATAGCGTCCCAAGTCGCTTGCATAAACGCCTTTATCTCGTCCCAATACTTATATATAATTAACGCCAAACCTACGACAGCCGCGACGATAAGCGCTACCGGCAATGACACTGCTCCGGCAAGCATCCCGAAAAATCCGATAACCGCTTTTACGACAGTTACGATTGAGGTAAATCCCGCTATTATCTGCGGTATAAATCCGATAAGAAGTAGAATAGGTCCGACAATAAGCATTATCGCTGCTGCAACCGCCGCAAATATCGCGATATTCTTTTTTGTATTTTCCGACAATCCGTTAAACCATTCCGCTAATTTCGTAAGCCATTCTGTAACTTTTCTTATTATCGGAATTAATGCTGATCCTAACGCAATCTGTACGCCCTCAAAAGCCGAGCTTAACTCTGTCAGCGCTCCGTTAAGGTTATCCATCTGTATATCCGCCATATCTTGCGCCGTACCGCCCGCGTTATACAATTCGTTTGCTAAATCACCTACGGCGTCTGCCCCTTGTCCTGCGATAGCGTTAAACGCTCCTAACGCTTGTTCGCCAAACAGAGCGGATAACGCTGCGTCCCTCTGTTCGTCAGACATTTTTTCCGTAGCCCTAATAATTTCAGCTATGACGTCCGGCATTGGTCGCATCTCTCCGTTGGCATCGTATAGCGCGACTGTTTGCTCCCCTACGGCTAATGCGCCGTCCTCCGCATTTTTCTTCAAATCACGCAGCATAGCGTTAAGCGCCGTACCCGCTTTAGAGCCGGTAATACCTGCATCACCAAGCACTCCGATAAAGGCCGCTGTCTGCTCGATATCCATTCCGGCAGCATGCGCGTTAGCCCCCGCATATTGTAACGCATGCGCCATTTCCTCGACGTCTGTACCGGCGCTTGACGCTGTCGCCGCCATAACGTCCGCTACTCGCTCGGCATCGCTCGCCTCTAAACCAAATTGATTTATCGTATTAGCCGCAATCATCGCTGCATCCGCAAGCTCCAAATTGCCCGCTGCCGCAAGGTTTAGTGTATGTTCAATTCCGGCTAAAATGTCGTCAGTTTTCCAGCCCATCTGCGCTAGGTTAGCCATAGCGTCCGCCGACTCTGACGCACTAAAAGCCGTCTTAGAGCCCATCTCCATAGCCTTATCTCGCAGGCTATCAAACTCGTCGCCCGTAGCGCCCGATATAGCTTTTACGTTACTCATCGCCTCTTCAAAGTTAGCCGCTGTTTTTACGGCAAAGCCTAGACCACCCGCAAGCGCTACGCCCGCCCCAGTAACGGCCGCGCCCGTCTTTTTAAATGCGTCAAATGTTTCAGCGTTAGCCTTGCCGAAATTACTTAACGCCTTATTACTTTCCGCCATCTTGCGACTAAAGTCGGTAATATCCGCGCCAATCTTGACTAGTATATCGTTAGCCA